GAACCATATCGCTAAAATAATACGGATCTGTTTTAGATTTGTCTTTATTAATTTGTTCTAAAATTAAATCAACTTGTTTAGGCGGCGTTGTTTCAATTCCTAAATTTAATGCAACTGCTAGAAAATTCTTTTTAAATTGAATATACTTGTCTCTACTTTCTTGTATTGCTCGAATTACATTATTAGTTTCTGTGGTAATGTGATATAACGAAATACTTGCAGGACCGCTGTGTTGTACAAATTTAGTACCGTACTGAGTTATGTTACCTAGGTCTCGTAAGTTACTTGCGCCGGGAAAAGTTCCAATAAAAGTAAGAGTGTTTGTAAAATCGGTCTTGTTGTCAAAGTCAGTTTCTTCTATTTTATCAGCTTCAGCTATATAGATACCGTCAACAATACTGTCCACATGATCAATGACTTCACCCAGTGTCAATGTTGTTAATCCACTATTCAAAGGATTATGTTGCAAGTTTAATGGAATTTCATAAAAGCCATTAGTGTTTATTGGTTGAGATGCATGAGCCTTTAATGTTATTACGTCAGTTTCTAATATGTCAGATTTGAGCTTGACAATTTTATAGTCAGGAGCATCTACTAATGTCCAATGATCAGGTGCAACTCTTTTACTGTTAACATATACATGTACTATTAAATCGCTTAGTTTAGTTACATCGTCAAAGATGTCCAATTTAAAATTGTTTGTTTGATTTGAATTTTTATAAATTCGTATCGCACTGTGGGCATGGAGCCCTGTGGCGCAAGTTTCCCAGGCATTTTGATAAACTGCGGTTCCTGCATAATCTTTTGTAAGCAAGTAACCAGTCTTAACTGGAACATCTATAATATTAATAGATTCTCTATAAGAAAACGTGTCAGTGTCAAAATTAAAATCAAAAACAATATCGCCTATATTTTCTATATTCTTATAAGATAACGCAAATCCAAGATTAGTATCAACTACACCAGTTGGGTTAACTCTATAAGAAAATAAGTGTGTTCCTTTAAAAGTAGTTCCGTCATACTTACCGGTGTCGCTAAAACTAATACCATCTGCGTCAACTACGTCAAATAACGGAAACTGATTAGTATTAGTTTTTTGTTGAGTAAGTGTCCATGTGTTGCCATTGAACCAATACATTAACCCCTGGTTAGCGATTCCTTGCTTTACTAGTACTACTTCGTTGTCAGTTGGCGTGTGTAGTTCAACTAAATGAATTTGTCTTGAATTTGATGCTAAATGCTTAACATCTATAAACTCTACTTTAAAAATTTTATTCTTAACTAATCTGTCTGTATCTGATACAAATAATATTTTTTGTCCTGCTGATAAACTGATACCATCAATGCTATACCCTAAGCTACCTTCGATGGTTGAAAATGCATCTGTAGTAAACGAATCAACTAGGTCAATGTCAAGGATTGCATCAGTACCAAAATTAAATAATTTTAAATCTGCATCAAATTCAATAATAGGGCGAACAGCTCTAAGACTTTGATCCAATGAGGCAATTGTGTTGTTAAATGTTGCACTGGCATTTATTACATCTTTATGAAACCACCGATTGTATCGACTCCACGGGTTATGATCTCGACTTGCCCTGTTAATAACCATGTAATCCAATGTTTTTGCAAATCCAGTAGAGTCGCTGAATGCATCCGTGTCAAACGGATTGGCGTCGAATAATAATGTTTCTGATTGCGTATAAGTTGTAGATATTTCCAAGATTGATTTTTCAATCAATTTTATAGCTGTACCTACTCCTTCAACATAATATTCGCCTGTTGCATATTCAATAGGAGAAACTTGTCCGCCAAACGACACTTTCATGCCGTTAGACAATTTAGTTCCATCACTCAATTTATAGTTAACTTTTCCTAAAATTTCTGCGTTAACATCGATAATCGAATTTTCATCTATGTTATATATTTCAAAGACTCCGCCTAGGTTTATATCAGTTTCACTTTGATAATATAAAACATTTGGAGAATTTATAGGAACGGTTATAGTTATTACACCAGTTTCGACACCATAGGCATCAATGCCTGGTATTATATACCTATCAGAAATTCCCAACGACCTTGCAGTTTTTATGCTAACTGGGTTGCTTGGACTAGATACAATGAATTTATAAGTCTGTCCCCTGTACAATTTAATTGCAGGATTTGGTGTCAAGCCGTCTGGCGTAAACACGTATTGATTGTTTTGACCTTGATATTCTAAGTTAATCTTGTAGGTGCTTTGTGCTGTTAGTTGTTGGCCGAATATTTTAATAGTGTCGGGGCCATAAGATAACCAATAATAATTTTGAAAATTAACGAATTTGTCCCAATCGATATGTGGATTCCAAGAATAAAATTCTTGTTTATTAAGTCTAGCATGATTAGATACGTCGGCACCGAACACACTTAATTGATTTATATAATCGATATAGTCTTTAAAAAAAGTGTTGTTACCTAATGTATCTTGAACTGTTAATGCAGGTTCTAGTTGATAATTTTGACGAATTGCGTTCGGAGCTTCGACAAACAGGTCCGTTCCAGAAGTCGATTTTGAATAAGATCTGCCCACGAATCCGTTAACTTTTTTAACAGTCCCTGGTGCTACAAGCTGGTCTACTGTTGCCTGTAAAAATCTTTTATTAGCATCTGTTTTAAAAAAGTTAGGTATTAAATTTACGCTAAGTCCTTTAGATCCCGATGGATTTGTAAAATCAGTCATTAGATATTTCCGTATGTTGAACTAGTTGTATTTTGCGATGACACTGAGCTAAGTCCTTGCCCGGTAACTGACTTAATGTTACCTGAAGTTATGCCAGTAATTATTTCAATGTCGTCGACTGTTGCACTGCTAATAAAAATTTGATCACTTGGACATTTTATTTCAAATAAACTGCCAAAATAAGATCCGTCTTGTCTTGGTACAATGATAAAATTAGTAATATCAGGCGCAAGTTGTGTCATTACATAAGTTGATAATTCTGTAAAATAAAATATATCTCCAAAATTCCAATTATCTAATGTAAAAAATTGATTAATTGCCGTTATTGCTCGAGATTTAATATCGTTATCCGAAACTACAGAATTTACACTTTTAGTTACCTTAAAGCTAGCTTGTAAATCGATTGTTGCTGTTGCACCAAACAATAGTTTATATGTGACTGGGTGGTAAACAATCTCGTCGCTTATTGATTTAATTAAATTTAATTTTGGAGCAATTAAGTTGTATAATTCTGCTGAACTTGGAGGTAATGGTTTGATAGTAGTAGAGCCATCTAGCCACTGGCGAAACAATGTATCATAGCTTTTAGTCAATACATATATGTCCATGATATTGCTTGCGCCTGGATCTATTCTAGATTCATAATCAGCTCTGTGAATATATTGAAATTTTAAATTATCTCTACCAACATATACTTTGTAATCTAAAGTTGGTACTAGCAAAGATTTTGTTGAATTTAATTGTTTAACCACACCAGTATCTGCAAAATAAAAATATTGTCCATCTACATATTGAGACAGTGATCCTATACTACTCTGAGTTGCAAAAAATCGTACTTTATTATCAGAATTATTTCTATAACGATAATCATTCTGCCCAGCTGATATAGCATATTTTTCTTGTACTATAAACGAATTTTGAATATTTTGATAATCAACAATATCAAGAAATAATTGAGGGTTATCAACTATAGCATTATTATCCGAATCCTGGAATGATACCACTATTTTTTTGTTGTCAATATACCCGTCTAATCCGTTAAATGAAGATACAACATCCCATTTTAAATCCTGAGTGAACGGCTTGCCAGTTAATCCAGGTTGTGTGTTTATGCTTAATACATTAATTAAGTCTTTTACAACTGAATTTGATGTACTGTCATAAACTGGTGAGTTGTCTTCAAAGAAAAATCGTATTTCGTCGTCGCTTTCAAATACGTATCGTAACAGTCTAGTTGTAATTGTATAAAAATCATTATCAGTAGTAAACAACATTATCCAACTAGCATCATTTTTTAAATTAGATATACTTCCTTGATTAGATAAACTGAAGCCAGATGTCGAATTTAAATTATTTTCAAAGATTATTTTCCAGCTTTGATCAGTTGCATCGTATCGCAATCCAAAAGGTCTATTACTATAGATTAGATCTATCATTGTTGTAATTACCGAGCTAGATATTGACAAAGATAATTTAGGAATAATCTGAGTTATCTGTGCTGTTGAAGGAATAACTTGATTCAAAGTAATAGGGCCAAGGCCATTAGAAAGTGTTCCTGTTCCAGCGGCTGTTCCGTTTGCGTTAACAGATATAACTTGTGCCCATACATAATTTGATCGACCTGATAACGTAGCATCTCCTAATTTTAATGCATTTAAATTATTAAGATCAAAATAGTAACCAGCTGGTGCAGTAAATTTTACTAAAGCATTGGCTGTTAAATATTTTAAATCTGTTGCTGTAAAAGAACCCACTGGATAAGGTCTAGCGTCGGTTAATTCGCCAACATAACCAGTGCTAGAAGTGGTATCAGAAGATTTATTATACCATACAATGTTTAAACTTGTAGATAAAAAGTTGATAAAATTTGAGTAATAAAAATTTCTTAAATCAGCATTTTTAATAATATCAATAATTTGATTATAAATTATACCTTCAATGTCTACTTTAGTAGCATACTTAAATTTAATAGGTAACGTATATGATTCCTGGAATATAATACCATCATTACCAAATAAGTTAGTACTGCTGTATTTTCCGGTTGGGTCTTTAAGGTCAAAATATCTACTAATACCGCTAGATGTTCGATTAACTGATTTAATTTTAGCAACTTGTTGATTAACTGATAACGGACTAATGTTATAGTCTTCTGCTGTTATCATTCTGTTTTGTGTATAGTACGTTGCTGATGCATTTGCTTTAATGTATGCATTAGTTTCACTAGCTTCAGCATTGGATACTGTGCTTACTAAACTCAATGTGACTGTTAATGTTTCTAATTGTCCTTTACGAGAAGTATAAGGAATAGATATAGAAATGTTTCTAATATCAGCAGGATTTATAATATAAGAAAGGCCATTACTAATACGATAGTAAGTTCTAAAATCTCCTAGCGGTAAAGTTCCAAATGTGCCATCACTAAATGCTAAACTAACAGCGTCGCCGGTTCTAGTAACTACAGCATATATATTTTTTATACTTTTATTAAGACTGTTATAAATGACATTGTTTCCAGTTAGTTCTGGAATTTTGGTCCATAGTTCTGCTTCGGCGCCTGCTTGATTCAATCTATAAAGCCACACATCTGTATTATTAATATTTTGTGTTGCGATGTCTATACTTTCATTTGTACTAGGTTGACTAATAGTGAAGGCTCCAGCATTTAATGTACCTTGTGTAAAATTAAAAAAGAATCCAGTGTTAATACTAGCGGCACCTTTGCCATCATCTCTGTAAATGCAAGCAGGGCTATTGCCTACTCGTGGAGCTTCTTCGTAAATGAATTCTTCGCCGCTGAATGTAGTACTGGTAATTTCAAAATTCATAGACTTGCCTGCTATTGATTTTGAAAAAGCATAAACTGGCACATCCGTATTAGCACCTTGGAATCTATATTGGCTTGTTGGAATTCCGTAAATATCTGCTTTAGCCGATGGATTTCCAAACTGTTGAGTAGCAGGCATGGCCGCATTTATAACTTTAGTAAACTGATCTAGCCAATTGGCATTAGACGGATCATTCCATGTAATAACTTGACCTGCTAAGTTTCTTCCATTGCTATCAACTACCGTTTCAGTAGTTCGAACTGTAGTAAACTTTAATAGCCCTTTAGCTGGAATATTACGTTTAGCATTATAACTGATTAATCTAGCTAGGCGCAGAACACTGTCTCGTCTTTCTGCCAGTTCCAAGAAATTTTCACGAGCATTTAAGTCAACACGGAAAGCTATGCTTTGGCCCAAGAATGCAATAAGATCCACTAGGGCAAGGTATTCGCTTGACTCGATATAGTCATTAAAATCTTCAGGATAATTTGTACGCAGATAGGTAATCATAGTCCTGCGAAGATTTTCAAAGTCGTAACTTTGGAAGTCGGCATTTTTAAACGACTGGTAAATCTTTTTCCAATCTTCAGTAATTAGCAAGTTATTTTGTCTATCAATGGAGCTCATATTTTATCCTAGTATTGTATTTATTTTCAAAGATTAACTGCGTATTTTACTGCATCAGTAGCCCGTTAGCTTGATCAAATCGTAACTGTAGAGTTTGCGAAATATTATAAGGTAAAAATATCAATGTACATTGCACCTGTATGCCCTGATCGTAAGCTGTTACTGTAACGTTTTCTGCCTTAACTCGCGGATCGTAATTGACTATTTGATTAATGTTTTCTAGAACTAAATTTTTTATTTCAGGTGTTAACGGTTCAAACAACAAGTCCCAAATAATTGTGCCAAACTCAGGCTGCATCAATCTCTCGCCTTGGCGTGTATAAAAATGATTAAACAAATCTTGCTTGATTAATTCAAAATCATAAAGATTATAGTTTTCTGTATTAGTATTAACTGTGCTAAAGCCTTTGTATTTTTTCTCACCTAGATTATCAGGCTGGCTTGCTGCCGGCAAGGTTATTTTTTTATATAAATTTGCATTTGAACTCATTATTGTTGCTCCTCCGGGGGTGCCTGTGGCGGAATAGTTTTAAATGTGTCACTGGCTGTTGAATAAGTTTTCCATAGCTCAGGAGGTTCCAACATGGTTTCGCTGAAGTCGCTTTGCTCAGATGTTTGTTCTTCATCGGTATCTTCATACCTGCCGTCAATATCTCTGTCAGTTTCTGCTGATTTAACTTTGACTGGGTCAACATTTTCATGATACACATAAGGTTCTGTGGTAACTACTCTACGCATGATAGTGGGCGGCAATTTTTCCTCATCATACTCGCCAGTTTCAATTGATAGTTTGTGTAGTTTTAAACGCTGTGGCAACACTGCTTCACTTGCTTCACTTGCTGTGGTTGCCGCTGGGCCGTTAAGATTAATATTGCCGCCAGATATAGTTGTGTTGGCTGCGGCTATTTCCATGTTGCCGCCAGACGTTTGAAAATTATGGCCGCCGATGTTAAAGTCAAAATTTCCAACTACTTTGTGTTGATATGCACTATCAAACAACATGTTTACATCTTGTTTGACATGATGCGTGTATTTTTGATCGTATGTTTTGTCAACATCCATCTTTACATGAATTTTTTGATTTTCATCTACAATTAGAATATGATCCTTAACCACATGAGTATGCATTTCTTCATGTACTTTGACATTAAAATTGCGCTTTGCTTCTATGTTGATATCTCTACCAGAATATAGATTCAAATCTTTATCAGTTTTAATACTGATGCTGTCTTGTGCAAAAATATCAATTTTGCCATCGCTGGTAAATTCAATCCATGCAGTACCTCTAGCATTAGTAATGTAAATTAAATCTTCGCTGTTGTGTAATAGTATCTGATGACCTGTGCGGGTCCTTAATCGAATTAATTCGTTATGTGGAATCTCTACATCGCCATCAGTCTCACCATCTTCCAAAGATGCGTATTCTGGCGGCCCTTCGCTTGCTGTTTTCTTTCGTAAAAACCTAGCATCGCCATCGTCCATGACCCATGTACTGCCGCCGAGTCTGCCTACGAAGGCATTGTCAATTTTCCATTCTTTCTTGCCAATACGTCCTCTAGGAGCGCCGTCTCTTTTGTCAACTGGTCCAGGTGTTGATATACCAAACACCATGCTAGGAACTTCTCGTCTAGCACTGCTTGTGGTAATTCCCCTGATGTCGTCAAACAATAATCCCTGACTATCTAGCACATCTGCTAGAGGATGTTTGGGTTTGAGTAATTGAGTAACGTCTGGGTCTTTTAAATCATTTACTTTTTTATTGTACTCTGCTACTGGAACACGCCCGTAACTGCCAGCGTTGTCTGCTTCAACATCTTCCACAACTTTTTGTGTGGCAGCTAGTCCCGGCACCATGAAATTCATACCTTCATCTTGCACACAGCCAATCCAGTATCCTCGACGTGCATCACCGTCTATAAATATTACCACTACAGTAGTGCCTACATCAGGAGGAACTGCCCACCAACCATAGCTTTTTTGTGTACTGCCAAAATCATTATTTTCGCCAAGATGGCTTGCTGAAGTAACTCCGTAAAACGGACTCATATATTTTACTTGGTGTATTGACGTTTCATCGCTTGTATTACCAGTCGGCCTTAACAGTTCAACTTCAATAGTGCCCATGTAAGTAGGATCCTGGTGGCCTATCACTGTTGCTAAAAACGGCCCGGGTCGAGCATCAGGCGAGCCAGTGGATGAATAATTGAAATTATTTTCAGACCCCATTATTCATCCTCGCTGGCCACTTCAGCGGCTTTAGGTTTAGCTTCATTTATTGTTCCAAATGTTTCGCTTGGACTGGCTTCTTCTTGTAATTCTTGTAATGTTCTTCTGAAGCCTTTCAATGTTTGTTTAAATTGTCCGTCTCTAAAAGTACTAATAACGTCTGTTACAGAATACATTCCACTCCACTGTGTTACTGGAGAACTTGCAGAGCCTTTGAAATTGTATAAACCACTTGTTTGATTGATATCAATTGGTGTTCTAAAATTTACTATTATATCAACTTCTCCGTTTTGATAATTCATAGAACCATCGTCGTTTAAATTACTATACTGAGTAGCAGATGCTGTGTAATTCCCTTGGCCACTTTGTACAATGTAATATGGATCTCCAATAATTTCCATTTCTAAATCCATCATTGCCTGCTGACTATTAGTTACAGTATCATGGAATAATCTTGCCGCGCGAGTTGCTTGACTGTCTGCAGATCCACCACCGCCTTTGTCAGTTCCGGTTAGAGTTTTTATAAACTTTACAACGGTTGGTGTAGTTCCTGGTGTTGGCAATTGCCCGTCAGGTAACGGATTTACTGTTTCTTTTTCAGCATCTCTACTGCCGCCTTGAGATGTTTCTTTAACGCTGTCCTGTGTACGTTGTAATCCGTCGGCGGCCATCTCATATGAAAACCCAGTATTATATTTAATTTCAAATTTTATAATATCAGTATTTGCACCAGTATAGATATAATTGTATTCTTTTACCACTTGCAATTTTAATTGATCGTATCCCGGTGCTCTCTTACCTGCTGGCATTAATCTACTCGAGTGTACGTTGTATGGAACAACTCTGTATACATACAGCTTGGGCTTAGTGTTAGTATTTGCTCTAGTTGGTCCAATATTATAAACTTGGGCATCTACTCTCCACCAATTTCGGTATCCTTCTTTTGTTAAGTTCTGTGTTGCAAATGTTTTTTTGATATATGTACTTTTTAGTACCACTTGATTGATTGCATTAACAATATCACTGTCTTGGGAAAATTTAAAATCACTTTTTCCTGGATCTATTGTAAGTTTACCTTTAAAAAATGTTCCTGATTTACTATCGTAAACTTCGCTGTCTTTGCCAGCAGGAACAGCATCTCTTGTTGCACTATCTTTATCAAAGTCTAACAACGCGGCGCCAATTTCATTAGCTTGATCACCAGATTGTTGTAAATTGTTATTTGGACCGTTTCTTGAAACGCCTAATGATTTTTCTATGGTTGAACTTGATCCAGCATCAGTGCTACCGCTAGCCGGAGCAAAATTTTCAGAATCACCAAATGCTGAACTTGTAGCTTCTGAAGATAAGTTTTGTGGAAATAAAATAAGGTATTCATCAGCTACATCAATTACACCTGCATCAACTAATAATTTTTGTCGTTTATTAAGAGCAACTTGTAGACTTTTTTCTCCAGATTGTAATATTTGTTGCACACTTGCGCCAGTAACAGTTACATCGCTAGTGATATTGCTGTTAGCATCTGTTAAAGCAATGCCGCCAAATGGCATTGCTTTTACTTCATACACTGTGCCCTTGTCAGTTACTGTAAAATCTATGTCAGTAAGAAGGATGGGAATATACCTTGATGTCTTTGGAATACTAACTAATCTTCCAGTTTCTGTGTTGCCTCTAAACTCAATACTTAATATGTACGGAGCTTCTTGCCAAGTATCATGCCCTTGTTCAAGTGCAAGTTGCTGACATGCTATTAAAAACATTCCCATACTATAAGGTTCTGTTACTTTGAACGATATGTTGGACACATTAGTATTTTCTCCGTCTTGGAATCCCACTTGACTTTCCAGCACTAGATCATCAATAAAAAAATCAAATTTTCCGTAAGCAGTTTCTACACGATTGTTAGGATCCATTGCGGCAGATTTACAAAGTAGTCTTGGTCTAGACACTCCCATATAACTTGCTGATGGGTCGTTTAGTTCGTCATCTGTCAACACACCTAGGCCTATGATATAATTATAACTTGCATACGAATGCAACGGATTAGGCAGTGGTAATGACACTCCGTCCAGCTGTTTAAATAATGTATTAAAAGATTTAAAAGCTCCTGATACAGCATCAACCAATGACGACAACCCTGTAGCAGATCCTAAACTAGAAACTGCTTTAGATGCCGCAACAGCAACTCCAGCAATTTTTGCCGCTTTGCCTACTGCACTTGTTGCTGAATTGAGAAAACTCATTTATAATCCCAATATATTAAACAAACTTGATTTTTTTGGAATGTATATTTTCTTTCCTGGAACAAAATCAAATACTGGATCCTGAAGTACATCAAGATTACGTTGTATAAACACCCACCACAATCCAGGCTCACCGTACAAGTCAAACGCTAGTAGGTCAGGCCTATAAGTATATTGACTTTCTATTCCGTATAGGAAATCATCAGGTTCAGCACTAACGGTCCTAATTCTTAAAACATCTAGATAGTTTTTTTTGATAGGAGTGGAAAACCACGGACTTGTATTTTTATAATTTGCACCCATTTTAAATATATCCAAAAGGACTGTTAAGATATCCGCCTGATACAAATCTATCAAGACTAAATTTACGACTACTGTTCCTACTATAGATAGGTTGTAGTGTTACAGTAAAACTACTCTTAGTAGGAACGTGTGCTATGCCGCCACTTACGGATCCGCCAAAGCCTAAACTGCCCGCAAGGCCTGCTACTTGTCCTATGCCGCCTGCAACGCTACCAACTGCGCCAGCAACGCTGGCAACTGATCCGCCAAATAATCCGCCTAACGCTGAAGCAGTGCCACTAATTGAATCAGCTAGTCCTTCTATCTCGCCTGCGGCAGATCCAACTACTGGTACACTAATATAATCGCAAGTATTTTCTAAACCTACTGACATAGATTTCACAACTACAGGAACATTTTTAAAAACATAATTGCCGTAACCATTTAAAAATACAATTGGCGGAGGGTTACCGGCCTTTGGGTCATTTCCTGCAAACATTTTAGTCAAACTTCTTAAATAATGCACCATTGCAATCCAATACAAGCCTTCGGCGGCATCAGAAACATACATAGGTGCATTAATAGTTATCGTTCCAGGATCACTGCTTCTAAAGTTTTGGAACGTATAATTTGTGTGAATTGTTGGAATTGTTCCGTAGTTTGCAGACGACGCAATGTTAATTTTAGGAGTGTAAGGAAATATTAATCCGCCAGCATCTTTTAAAGGTTTCAATACCGGACTACCTCTAAAACTAGTCCACTTAGCCATGCTTAATCTAACACGCCAATCGTTTGCATTGTCAGAGTCTGTAAATTCAGCAATGGCTCCAAGAACATCGCCAATTGCTTCGCCGGCGGCTGGTAAGTTTATTGCTCGAATTGCACTGGCAACTCCACCGCTGTTATATCCGGCAGAAATAGCAGAACTCAATCGACTTGCCGTACCTACTGCGCTTCCAACTGCACCTATAGCATTAGCAGATTTTCCTAATGTTGAAGCAAGGCCGGCGCCTGTATCAAATAAACTCATAATAATATCCCTCTTTGGTGTATTATTTATTTGACTTTATTAACTGCGTAGTTTATAATGTAACTTACGAGGACTCATCTAATGACAGTAAAAGTAAATTACCTAAACAACAAGGATATGTTGTTAGAAATACATAGAAGTAAAAGTTCATATTGTAGCTTTACAGACCCTATCTATCACCAATATGATCTAATTTTAGCAGATGTAACTAAAATCAATATCAGAACAATAGCAGAAGCCAAACGTGCAAGGGCTAAACGCATTGGAGATGCCGAATACCAAAGGCGCAAAGCCGCTGGAGAGAAAGTCAAACAAGCAGACTGTGAAGTTGACTATAAAAAAATGCTAAAAACCGATTTGGTGTTTAGAATTATGACATTTGATCATATTCCACTCAACGGTATTAGAAAGAAAAATCCAAAAACACTTGCTGACCATAGGGATAAAGTTAACTTCCCTCCTTTCCAACATTGGAAGTTTGATGATAAAGACGAATTAATATGTGTGGGCAAAAGTCATTGGAAGGGTGATTTGATTAAAGGCAAGTTTGACAAAGATGCAGGCCAAATTACTCCAACTTTAGCGAGAATGATGTTAAAATTGTGTGAGAGGTATGCTACTCGCGGTAACGTTCGAGGCTACACTTACAATGATGAAATGAAAGGACAGGCTATTTTGCAGTTAACACAAATTGGATTGCAATTTGACGAAAGCAAATCGGACAATCCGTTTGCATATTTTACTGCGGCCGTTACTAACAGCTTTGTTCGAGTTATTAATATTGAGAAACGTAACCAGAACATTCGTGATGATATTTTGGAAATAAATGGAATGAATCCTAGTTACAGCAGAACTGGTGCCGGCGAACATGCGGCAGCTCTTAAACGACACAACGAGGACACGTCTAGTGAGTAATTTGTTTAAAAAAGTAGCTTGTTTCACAGACATACACTTTGGGTTAAAATCTAATAGTAGTGTACACAATCAAGACTGTGAAGATTTTGTAGATTGGTATATTGCTAAAGCAAAGGAGGAAGGCTGTGACACAGGAATTTTTATGGGAGATTGGCACCATAATCGCAATAGTCTTAACATCACTACTATGGACTATAGCCTTAGGGCCTTGGAAAAGCTGGGTCAGGCGTTTGATAAATTTTATTTCTTCCCTGGCAATCATGACTTATATTATAAAGACAAACGAGATATCCATAGTGTTGAGTTTGGGAAGTATATTCCTGGTATTACTGTTGTACATCATCCAATTACAGAAGGAAATGTCACGCTTTGCCCGTGGCTCGTCGGAGATGAATGGCGGAGTATAGGCAAACAAGGCGGCAAATATATCTTTGGACACTTTGAACTACCTAGCTTCTTTATGAATGCCATGGTTCAGATGCCGGACCACGGAGAGATTCAACTGGATAGTTTTCAAAATTACGAGTTAGGATTCAGCGGACACTTCCATAAACGCCAACAACAGAAGAATATGATCTATATTGGCAATGCGTTTCCGCACAACTATGCTGATACGTGGGACGATGACCGCGGTATGATGATTTTGGAATGGGATGGGCAACCTGAATATCACAGTTGGCCGGCGCAACCCACGTTTCGTACTGTAAAACTAAGCCAGCTAATCGACGATGCTGATAAAATTATCAAACCCAAGCAACATTTGCGTGTTGCATTGGATATTGATATCAGTTATGAAGAAGCAAGTTTTATTAAAGAGAAGTTTATTGCTGATTACGACATTCGCGAACTTACTTTGATTGCAGAAAAGAAAGAAATTGAGATTAACACCAACATTGACATTCAATCTTTTGAAAGTGTTGATCAAATTGTCAGCAGTCAGATTGTAAACATCGATTCTGATCAGTTTGACAAAAACATGTTACTAAGCATTTACAACAGCCTATGATAAAAATTAAGGATTTAACAGTTAAGAATTTTATGAGCGTGGGTAATCAAACCCAGGCTGTAAACTTTGATAAAGAAAACTTAACACTTGTTCTAGGAGAAAACTTAGATCAAGGCGGAGACGACAGCGGAAGTCGCAATGGCACTGGTAAAACTACTATTGTAAATGCATTAAGTTATGCATTATATGGTAATGCGCTTACTAATATTAAAAAAGACAACTTGATTAATAAAATCAACAATAAAAACATGTTGGTTACACTTACGTTTGACAAAGACGGTACTGAATATCGCATAGAACGGGGACGTAAACCCAACGTGTTACAATTCTTTGTTAATAATCAAGCACAGGATACAGAAGAAACAGACGACGCACAAGGCGATATGCGAGAAACGCAACGCGACCTTGACGATTTGCTGGGCATGAGTCATGATATGTTTAGACATATTGTTGCCCTTAACACTTATACAGAGCCGTTCCTTTCTATGAAGGCCAACGACCAACGAGTTATTATTGAGCAGTTGCTGGGTATTACACTGTTAAGTGAGAAGGCCGAAGGTCTTAAAGAAATAATTAGAGCCACTAAGGACAATATCTATCAAGAAAATGCAGATATCGAAGCCGCAAAAAAGTCTAACGAGAAAATACAACAAAGTATCGACTCATTAACGTCAAGACAAAATGCATGGAATACTCAACACGAAGAAGAAGTTGAAAAAATAGCAAGAGCTATTGTAGAATTAGAAAATGTAGATATAGATGCTGAGCTGACCAAGCATACTGACTTGAAACTGTTCGAAGAACAGACAGCGAAGCTGAAAAGCCTAAATAAGGAACGGGCTACGTTGGATAGCGCGACAGCGCAAGCGGAGCGAAGCGTAAAAAAGTACGCTGACGAGCTTGCTAAGTTGAAAGACAAAAAGTGCCACGCTTGTGAACAAGAACTGCATGATCACAAGCATGAAGAAATGAGTGCCACTGCTGTTAAGCATCTTGAAGAAGCACAAAAGTATTCAGATAAAGTTGCCAGCGACTTGGCCAAGATCATGAAGGAGATCAAGGCTATTGGGGAAGTGCCTGGACGGCCTAACACTTATTATGATACCGTTGAGCAGGCACTTAAACATCAGAACAATCTCAAAACACTTGAAACACAGTTGACAATCAAAGCAGGCGAGTCTGATCCGTATCAAGAGCAAATTGACGAACTAAGACACACTGCAATGCAGGATATCTCGTGGGATCATGTGAATGAACTCAATACTCTCAAAGATCATCAAGAGTTCCTGTTAAAGCTGTTGACCAGCAAGGACAGTTTTATCCGTAAGAAGATTATTGATCAGAACTTGGCATATCTCAACAATAGACTTACCTACTATCTCGACAAGATGGGTTTACCACATACTGTTGTGTTTCAGAATGACCTTAGTGTTATTATCACACAGTTAGGCCAGGATCTAGACTTTGATAACTTGAGCCGTGGCGAACGTAATCGTTTGATACTGGGCTTGAGTTGGAGTTTTAGAGATGTTTGGGAAAGTTTATATCAAAGCATCAACTTGTTGTTTGTTGACGAGCTGGTGGATAACGGTTTAGATGCCAGCGGAGTTGAAGGTGCACTGGCTGTGCTGAAGAAAATGGCACGTGAACGTAAGAAGAACATATTCTTAATCAGTCACAAGGATGAATTAATAGGTCGTGTAAACAATGTGCTTAAGGTTATTAAAGAAAATGGCTTTACAAACTATGCAAATGACTTAGAGGTAACTGAATAATGCATCAAGATGAAGCAACGCATGATCAACTCATGCGGGCCTTCTCTGAATACTTCAAGGCCAACCAGCGTTGGATCAACAAAGGCACACGGCAAGCAGGTTTGGAAACTAGATACTGGCTTGCACAAATAAGAATCATTGCCCGTGATCGCAGGGCACACATACAAGAATACAGGCACTGGCTAGACGCCACTAAGGCAGAGCGCAAAGCCGCTCAAAATCACAAGGATCAAGGCTCAGACAATGCTAACTAAAGCATGTCATGGACTTATCAAAACGAAATCGTCGAAACACTTCCCGAAGAATGTGTGGGTTTCGTATACTTGATAACAAATGTCATCTCTGGACGCAAATATATAGGCAAAAAATTAGCCAAGTTCGCTAAGACCAGCTACAAAGTAGTTAAGCTCAAGAACGGAACTAAGAAAAAAAAGAAAATACGTAGCAAGGTCGACAGCGACTGGCATGATTATTATGGGTCAAACCTAGAATTAAACGCTGACGTATTGAAATTAGGCAAAGAAAACTTCACTCGAGAAATCCTATATTACTGCACATCCAAGGCGCAATGCTCTTACATCGAGGCCAGAGAACAATTTACCCACAAAGTTCTAGAATCAAAAGACTATTATAACG